CCTTTTATCAAGGCATAACGATACAAGAAGCTCAGGACTAGTGCTCGAGTTAGCCAAGTTAGATTATAATAGAGATTTAGAGAAAGGTGAGATAATTCAAAGTCAAGATTTTAGGTGCTTTTTAGATTATGCAAACAGTGCCGGCTTTTATGTCGACAAGTTTAATCCTTGGCGCCTTTATGCAAACCTAGAGCACCCCACAATGAAGCTTCTCATGAGGAGAGGAAGATCTTCACTTGAATATGAAAACCCAGAAGAAGTTGAAATAAATTCTGAATATGTCATGAATTCTATCTATAGATTAAGGTCTCAAGACGACGATCTATATGATTTACAAGACTTTATTGTAAAAACTTACAACGAAATAAAAAAAGTAGTTCCATTTTATACAAGAACAGTGTATAATGGCAACAGTACAAGAAAAACGACAGAGAATGTTTTCAGGCCTGAAATAGAAATGCTATCGTCTGAAGAATGGCTTGAGATGTTGTTGATGGTGAGACTAATGGAGCTTGGTTCCTACGATAAAGATAAGTTCGCAAGCCAGCTAGAGCCGGTGATACACAATTATCGTTCATATGGAGTGCGACAAGCTATTGGTGCCATCGGACAAATAGGCTCAAGAAAGATAAAAGAACTATATGAGAAAAGAAGAGAAAATAATACAACCCCTGGATATTGAAAATAACTGCATTGGAGTTTATGCAGAAAATAAGTTTATATTTAAAGAAATTAAAGATGCAGTAAGAAACAGTACTCTTGCTTGGCGCCATTCTCCAATTTTTGAAGAAGATCAGGCCGTCACATACTTAAACATTTTTATTAAAAACCAGGATATTGCAGAGTACTCTTCAGATCCCCTTGCAATGCAGGTAGCAGATGATCTTCTGAAGTCACAAAAGAAGGCAGCCATCACCGCGAAAATTGATTTTTCTGATCTTTGTTTTTATGATATCTTGCCTGATCACTTAATGGGAAGGTGGTTTTCTCTTAGGGAGGAAGCAATGAGGCACGTACTCAATACGATACCGAAACCTAGCGATTATGATATTTTGCATAAAATCCATGTATTGACGACAAACATTGCAAGCCAACGCGTTAACGTAGGAGAAACCACCGCACCAGTAAGGTATGACATTTTCTCATCTGCAACGGGCCGACTGGCAACAACAAAGGGGTCTTACCCTATTATGAACATAAAAAAAGAAGAGAGAGTTTCCGTAAGGCCACAAAACGACATGTTCTTAGAGTTAGATCTAAATGGGGCAGAAATTAGAACACTTCTAGCGTTTTCGGGGATAAAGCAACCTAGCGAAGACATACACCTGTGGAACATGAAAGATATGCCACCGTGGACCACTAGATCGGAGGCTAAGGAACAGTTTTTTGCATGGCTATATAATCCAAAGGCAGAAAACGAGATATATGAGAAATATTATAACAAAAAAGCGTACTTAGACCACTATGATGGAGAGACAATTAAGACACCTTTCGGCAGGGTCTTACCGGTCGAAGAAAGAAAAGCATTAAATTACTTGCTTCAGTCAACAACATCTGATATAGTGTTAAACAATGCTTATGAGATAATGAAAAAACTCAAAGGAACTAAGAGCTTTGTCGCCTTTACAATGCACGATTCGGTTGTCCTGGATTTTGCAAGAGAGGATTATGGCTTGGTATCCGATCTTAAAGAGATATTTGAGACGAATTTATTCGGAAAGTTTCTGTCGAGTGTAAGTATTGGGAAGAACTTTGGTGATATGAGGAAGATAGAAGTTTGAAAAATATATTAGCACTTGGAAACGCCGCTAGTGACATAGTTTCAGAACTAGAGAAGCACGGGATGTACAAAGTGTACAGAATTTGTAACCAAGAGAGGGCAGAAAAGAAAAATACCTATATTATTCCAGAACTAGAGACTGCCGAAGATTATGAAGCGTTAAACATTCTGAGTAAAATTAAATTTTTACGCAATATAAAGAAGGAAGTTACTTTTTTCGTCTGTGGGGCATCGAAAAGCAGCGCACTCTCTCTTAAGATCTTAGAATCCTTACACAAGAAGGGAGTGAGCATAAAAGTTGTCTATTTTCAGCCAGAGGTTGAGTTCCTTTCAGAAGAACAGACCCTTCAAGAGAAGGCAGTAAGAAACATATTGCAAGAGTATGCAAGATCGGGCCTTTTTGAGAATATCACTCTAGTTTGCAACAAAACACTAGAAGCTTTCAATGAATCTGTGAATGTGTTCGATTACTATAAACAAATAAATTCAGTTTTTTGTGATAGCTACCATATGACTGAAGTTTTTAAAAATACCAAGCCAATTATGTCGACATTTTCTCGTATTATAGAATCTTGCCGTATACGCTCACTCGGAGTAAGTACACCAGCATGCGAAGATAGATTATTTTCTCCTTTCAAACAAGAGGTAGAAGTGGTATACTATTTTGGTATCAACGAAGAGAAGCTAAAAACACAGGGTAATTTTTTCAAAGAATTGACAAAAAGCGTAAAGGCTAGAATGAGCGATGAGACAAAGGCTTATTTTGGCATCTATCCAACACAATACGAAAACGACTACATCTACGTCGAATATTTTTCTCCAAAAATACAGTTGACAGACGAAGAATAATCTGATACTATAATAAAAGTTGGTCGGGAGATTTGCCGACCTGCTATAGCCAAACGTGCAAAAAAAGAAAATACCATAGGAGGTAATAACATGGCACTTAACTTAGACGCAATGCGCGCAAAATTAGATAAGTTGAACGGAAAAGGCGACGGAAGTAAAAACCAATTCTGGAGACCAGAAGACGGTGAAAACAATGTTCGTATCGTTTCAACACCAGACGGAGACCCCTTTAAAGAGCGGTACTTCCATTACAACGTAGGTACATCAGGCTTTCTTTGTCCGAAGAGAAACTTCGGCGACGGGTGCCCTGTTTGTGACTTCGCAAACAAGCTCTGGAACGAGGGCACTGAAGAAAGCAAGAAGCAGGCAAAGGATCTCTTTGCGAAGCAGCGTTTCTTTTCACCTGTCCTTGTAAGAGGAGAGGAGGATCAAGGTATCCGCATTTGGGGCTACGGAAAGATGGCATATGAAAAGCTGTTAACTATTGTTCTAGATCCAGACTATGGGGACATCACAGACCCAGAGAATGGTAACGATCTAAAGCTTATGTACGGAAAGCTACCAGGGGCATCATTCCCCCGCACAGACATCCGTCCTCGACCTAGAAAGACTATTCTTTGCGATGACGCTGTAGGCGGTGATGAACGCTGCGCAGAGCTACTAGAGACTATTCCAAATTTCGATGAACTCTTTGAAAGGAAGACAACAGAGGAGGTGCAGTCTATTCTCGATCAGTTTCTTGTCTCGGACAACGGAAACTCTGAGGTCGAAAAGTACGGAAACAACACCCCAACCGGAGGATCCACAAGTGCCGTTGAAGCGGCTTTTAACGATCTTTTGAATTCTTAAGGAGTGAACGGTGGCTAGATCTAAAGTAACAAAGCTCAAAAAAGGCTCGCTTGATATTGCTGCCGTACGCAATATCATCAACAAGAAGGCAGGTAGAGAGGTAGCACATTCGCTTCAGGATAACAACCCAACAGAGGTGAATGAGTGGATCCCAACAGGATCCCGTTGGCTAGACTCGATAATCTGCAAAGGGAAGCTGGCAGGGATCCCCGTCGGCAAAATATCAGAGATTGCAGGACTGGAGGCCACGGGTAAATCCTTTATGGCCGCTCAAGTAGCAGGCAATGCCCAAAAGATGGGTATTGATGTTGTTTACTTTGATTCCGAGTCTGCACTCGACCCTAGTTTCCTAGAAAGGGCCGGCTGTGACCTAGAGCGCCTCATGTACGTTCAGGCAGAATCGGTCGAGTTTGTCTTGGAAACTATTGAAGAATTGTTAGGGACAGGGAATAAATGGTTGTTCATATGGGATTCCCTGGCCCTAACACCTTCTATATCTGATGTCCAGGGTGATTTTAATCCCCAGTCATCAATGGCTGTAAAGCCTAGGATTTTGTCAAAGGGGATGGCCAAACTGACTATCCCTATTGCAGATGCGAATGCTACCCTCCTCGTTCTTAACCAGCTTAAGACCAATATGGCTGCAAGAACACCAGCAGAGCTGATGACAACTCCTTACTTTACACCAGGGGGCAAGGCAATGTCGTATGCCTATTCCCTTAGAGTTTGGCTAACTGCACGGAAGGCAAAAGCTAGTTTTATTGTAGACGAGAATGGATATCGCATCGGTTCTGAAGTCAAAGTAAAGCTTGAAAAGTCTCGTTTTGGGACAGCAGGACGAACATGCAACTTTAAGATCCTATGGGGAGACGAGAGTATCGGTGTTCAAGATGAGGAGAGTTGGTTCGATGCTATCCAAGTCTCTGAAAGACTTCTCCAATCAGGAGCTTGGTTCACGTTGGTTCAGAACGATGGTTCTGAGGTTAAGTTCCAGCGCAAGAATTGGGTAGAGAAACTGAAGGATGAAAAATTTAGAGAAAGTGTCTTGACAATCATTGACGAAGATGTTATTATGAAGTTCAAGAATAGAGAAGGCAAAGCTGACGACTTCTACGACACGGATGATCCTGTCGATAGTGCTGATAGCTAAACACAAAGCCCGCCTCTTCAGGCGGGCTTTTTTCATGGAGAATATGATGAAGAGAGTAATGATTGTAGATGCGTTCAACCAGTTTATCCGCGGATATATTGTGGACCCCAGTAAGAACCCTAACGGGCAGCCAATCGGTGGAATGAGAACGTTTATCAACATAATGAACAAAATCACAAGGGAGATCTCTCCGGATATGATTGTTGTTGTTTGGGATGGTAAGGGTGGCTCAAAGAAACGTCGCTCGATGAACAAAAATTATAAAGCAGGCCGTAAGCCTTTACGGGTTAACTGGAACTCTGATGAAATGACGCCACAAGACACAGACAACAATAAACTGTGGCAACAGCTTAGAGTGGTAGAGTACCTTAACCAGACACCTATTGTTCAGTTTATGGAACCAGAGGTGGAAGCAGACGATGTGATATCATATATCAAGAACACATCGATGTTTTCAGATTGGCAGAAAGTAATTGTCTCAGCAGACAAAGACTTTATTCAGCTCCTGGATGATAAGACGCTTTTATTTCGTCCAATACAAAAGGAAGTGTTAAATACCAACATGGTTGTCGAGAAGTTTGGTATTCATCCAAAGAATTTCGCTTTGGCACGTGCCATGGCTGGAGACCCCAGTGACAACCTTCCAGGTGTGCCACGCGTTGGCCTAGGCACTGTCGCAAAAAGATTTTCCTTTCTCAAAGAGGACAGGGACTACTTCATTGCAGACATTATTCACGAATGCGACCAACCTAGCAATAAGTTGAAAATCTACACAAGTGTGTTGGAATCTGAAAAGCTCATCGAAGAGAATTATAATATCATGCAATTGTCTTCACCCTGTTTATCACCCCAGAGTAAAAATAGAATTGATGAGACATTTGAAGAATTTAACCCCTCATATAACCAGACGGAGATGAGAAAGCTAATGCTTCAGGATGGTGTATTGACAGTAAACATGCAGGATCTGGAACAGAAGTTTAATGATATTATTACTTCCTTTTCGGAATAAAACCTGCTATAGTATCTAAGTATTAAAATAAAGGAAGAGTATGGAGCCGTCAGTTAGTTTTTCAAAATTTGGTAAAACGTTTCAAGAGGACTTGTGCCACTTGATACTTAACGATCGACCATTTGCTGATCAGATGTTCGAAGTGCTCGACCTTAGTTTTTTAGAACTCAAACATTTGAGAGTTTTTGTTGATAGGATATCAAAGTACAGGAAAAAGTATGGAGTCCACCCCACATCTAATATTATGCATTCGATCATACGAACAGGTCTGGATGCAGAACCAGAATCAGTCAAGGTCCGTATCCGAGAGTATTACGCCCGGGTTTTGGCGAAGGGTCTCATCCCGAATTCGTCGGAATATATCAAAGATACTGCCCTTGACTTCTGCAAAAAGCAAAAGCTAAAAGAAGCTCTGATAAAATCAGTTGACCTTATTAAGTCCTCCTCTTTCGATGAAGTATCTAAGATCATCGACGGGGCCCTAAAGTTAGGGTCTGATAACTCATTCGGATATGAGTACCTTGCGGACTTTGAAAAGAGGTTCGAGATTAAAGCTAGAAACCCCGTATCCACCGGCTGGCAGCAGATCGACGAGATCTCTAAGGGTGGCTTGGGTAAAGGCGAACTCGGCGTTGTAGTGGCCCCTACTGGCGCTGGCAAGTCTATGGTCCTGGTCCATCTGGGCGCCCAAGCTCTAAAACAGGGCAAGAACGTGCTGCACTATACTTTAGAGTTAGGAGACACGATTGTTGCAAGTCGATATGACTCTGCTATAACAGGAGTGGAGCTAAAGAACCTAACTGTCTTTAAAGAAAAGATATACGATGAAATCAAAGATTTGACAGGAAAATTAATAGTAAAAGAGTATCCAACAAGATCAGCATCAATCCAGACAATCAAGAATCATATCGATAAGTTACGAAGAAGAGACTTTGTTCCAGACATGATTATAATTGATTATGGAGATCTGATTAAGCCAGAATCTTCAAAGAGAGACGAGAAAAGGCACCAGCTGGAAACTATTTATGAGGAGTTAAGGGGCTTAGCCCAAGAGAGCGAATGTCCGGTGTGGACAGCTTCTCAAACTAATAGATCAGGTTTAAATGCTGAAGTCATTACAATGGAATCGATCTCCGAAGCATTCAACAAATGCTTTGTCGCAGACTTTATCTTTACTGTCTCAAGAACAGTCGAAGATAAGAATACAAATACAGGCCGCATCTTTTTAGCGAAAAACAGGAACGGCCCTGATGGATTGATATTTCCCTTGTTTATGGACACCAGTAATGTAAAAATAAAGGTTTTAAACCAAACAAATGAATCAATTAGTGATATAATGGAAAAATCCTCGAAAGAGAGGCTAGATAATTTAAAGCAAAAGTACGCAAATTTTAAGAAGGAACAAAAGGAGAAATAACATGGAACTATCAAACAAAATCTTATCAGACATCACAGTGCACATGAAATATGCAAGATATTTAGATGACCAAAATCGTAGAGAGACTTGGAAAGAGTTGGTTACTCGTAATATGAATATGCATTTAAAGAAGTTTCCACAACTCGAACTTCAGATCAGAAAAGCATATAAGATGGTTTATGATAAAAAGGTTTTGCCTTCCATGAGATCGATGCAGTTCGGCGGAAAACCTATTGAGGTTGCTCCAAACCGTATCTTCAACTGTGCGTTCATGCCCATCGATGACTGGCGTTCCTTCGGGGAAGCAATGTTCCTCTTATTAGGAGGAACAGGAGTGGGGTATAGTGTTCAGACACACCACGTAGAGAAGCTTCCAGAGATTACAAAGCCAAACCCAAAGAGAACTAGAAGATTTCTTGTCAATGATTCAATTGAAGGTTGGGCTGATGCTGTAAAAGCTCTTGTTCGCAGTTACTTCAATGGTGGTTCCAAATTAAGATTTGATTTCTCCGATATTAGGCCTAAAGGCGCTGCATTGATTACTAGTGGTGGTAAAGCCCCTGGTCCACAACCGCTCCGCGAATGCTTGGTTAAACTTGAAGGTATGTTAAGCGAGAAAGATAACGGAGACAAGCTTACCTCAATAGAGGTTCATGACATGATTTGTCACATCGCTGATGCTGTCCTAGCAGGCGGCATTCGTAGAGCTGCGCTTATCTCCTTGTTCTCTGCCGATGATCAAGAGATGATTTCCGCAAAAACCGGCAACTGGTGGGAGAAGAACCCCCAACGCGGACGCGCAAACAACTCTGTAGTTCTTTTGCGCCACAAAATAGACAAAGAATATTTCATGGACCTTTGGGACAGAGTAAAGGCATCAGGAGCAGGAGAGCCAGGCTTTTATTTCTCAAACGACAAGGATTGGGGCACAAACCCTTGTTGTGAAATTGGACTAAGACCATATCAGTTTTGTAACTTGACAGAAGTTAACGTTTCAAATGTTGAAGATCAGCAGGACTTAGAAGATAGGGTCAGAGCAGGGGCATTTATTGGAACTCTCCAAGCTAGTTACACTGATTTTCACTACCTTAGAGACGTATGGAGAAGAACAACCGAAAAAGACGCACTTATTGGCGTTTCTATGACCGGTATAGCGTCCAACAAGGTTTTGCAACTTGATATGAAGGCTGCAGCCGAAGCAGTAAAGGAAGAGAACGCCCGCGTTGCAGATCTAATCGACATCAAGCCTGCAGCTCGCACAACCTGTGTGAAACCCGCGGGTACAACCAGTCTTACACTTGGCACGAGTTCAGGTATCCACGCGTGGCACAACGATTATTATATCAGAAGGCTTAGAGTGGGGAAAAATGAAGCAATTTACTCTTACCTGCTTGAGAACCATCCAGAGCTTGTCGAAGATGAGTATTTCAACCCTCACACAACTGCAGTTATTTCTATACCTCAAAAGGCGCCAGATGGCTCTATAATGAGGACTGAATCGGCTTTACAGCTACTAAAGAGGGTTAAGATGGTTACAGATGGTTGGGTTAAGCCCGGATTTCGGAAAGGGCA